TAGCAGCGCAGTTTGGTTTTTATATAGATAAGAACGTTCCATGGTCCATTGTGGCTAATTTAAATTCCAAAGGAATGAAAAGATATATGGAAAAATATGAAATAGAGGACGCTAGCCGTAACTTTAATGTTAATTTTTTCCAAGCTGAATATATCAGCTATCTTTCATTTAAAAAATATATGTTTGCGTCTTACAATTCTTTTATTACCTTTGCACCTCTCGTGGAAAGAGTTACGGTTTTTAATTGTATGAAAGCAAATACTATGAATTCTACATTTACTACAAAACGTCGCGTTGAAGAACGTCCTGTTGAATTTAATCAATTTGGCGGCGGCTATACTTTTGAAGAATTTACGAATATTTATTCTGATGCTTATTTGTTAAAAAAATATTTGCACATAAGATTAATGGAAAATAAAATATTTTTATCATCCAGGCGCTTAAAAGAAATAGAGAGAAGGGTAATATATAAACTTCAAAGATTTGGTCTTTACGACGCTACTTTGTTTTTGTTTGATATATTATTCAAATACACACATCAATCTAAAAAAAGCTTGACTTCCAAAAAAACATCTACTAAGATGGGTACTAATAAGGTTGCCTCTTCGTCAACAGGCACAACTGGTACTGGATATTAATGATATTTCAAACATTTGATGAAAAAAAAGATTGTTTTATGGTTTATAAAGGATCTGGATTTCACAAAACCATTACCCCTACATGTACTCAAACATGGTCTTATGCTCCTTATTTGCGTGACGTAGAGGTGGAATATGCTTCATTGTATATATTGGAAAAGTCACTAGAAGAATTATGCCCTTCGGGAAGACGCTCAGCGTTTGCTGAAGTTCAGTCTAAAATTAAAGCAGTGATCAAATCGTGTAATGAAACAGGTTTAGATTTAAACACCATGTGTATATATGAGGTAATGCCGCGGCATTTACTAGCAACTTGGGCGAATATTAAAACAGAAATATGCCAGAATGTCTTTAACGGTTACGAAAAACCAAAAAATTATGAACAATTGCTAAAGATCACAAAAGTTATTGCCGATATTAAATATAGAAGATTAAATATAGATGCTTCTCAAATGCCGCGTCTCACGCTTCAAGACCGAAACACTCATAAACTTCTTGTTCAAAATAAACCTTTTATAGACTACGATATGATCAAAACGGTCACGGGGCGTTTAAGTACCAAAAAAGGATCTTTTCCAGTAATGACTTTGGCTAAAAAATACAGACGTGTACTTACGCCCACAAACAATTGGTTATATGAATTGGATTTTAATGCATGCGAATTAAGAACGGCTCTGGCTCTACTTGGTCATGGTCAACCAGAAGAGGATCTTCACGCATGGAACCTTGCTAATGTATTTACTAGGGCAAAAGATCGCGATAATGCTAAAAAAAGGATATTCTCCTGGCTTTATAATCCAAATAACAAGGATGACGCCGTTAGCAAGATTTACGACCGAAATAAACTTAAAACTTTGTATTTTAAGGATAATAAAGTAATAACTCCTTTTAAAAGAGAAATAGAATGTGATGAAGATCACGCTGTTAATTATTTGGTACAATCAACAGCGGCCGATATGGTCTTTGAACAGATGTATGCGGTTTGGGAATTCCTAAAAGATAAAAAAAGTTTTATTAAGTTTTGTAATCATGACTCTATTATGATTGATTTGCATGTAGATGATCAGTACGAGATTAATAAAATGAAAAAACTATTTAGTGATACAAGATTTGGAAGTTTACGCATTAACTGCCTCGGTGGAGAAAACTGGGCAGAAATGAAACCCTTAATGATTAAGTAACTAATTAAATAAAGGAGATATACCATATGAAGATCACCAAATCCCAGCTTAAAAGTTTAATTTTAGAAGAGTTACAAGAAATAGAGCAACAGCAAGCTCAACAGGGCCAAGAGGCTCAACCAGAGGCAGCACCGGATCAAAAATCAGATGTACAAAGAGTGCTTCAGTACATCGCAAAAGTAGATAATAAAGTAGAATATAACCAATTGTTAAATAGTATTTTAAAACACGCTCAGCAAGTACAGGGAGCCAAACTTGTTGTTATGAACGCATACAGAAAAACAATACCGGCTTTGGTTAAAACTTTAAAATAATGAGTGATATGAAACTGTTAATGGAGAATTGGCGTGGTTATATCACCGAACAAGATGATCCTTTTCAAACTATAGGTGATTTACGTCAAGCTTTAAAAAGAATTATTATGAGTAAAAAAGCTGGACAATCGATTGATGCGGCCAAAGATATAGCGGCCGGCGCCATTTTAGATGCTATTCCCGGCGCAGCAACAATTAAATCTCTTTTTGATTTAGTTAAGCCAATGTATTCTCAGCCAGATGAGAAAAAAACAAATACTTCTTTAGATAAACTAAATATAGATGACGAAGTAGCGGCCATAGTAGATGATACGATTGAGGATAATTTTTTAAAGGATTTGGCTAAATCCCTAAATAACTATCCGGATACTATGCCTTTAAATGATTTAGATATGACAAAATTATTGGGCCGATATATTTCCGGCAAATTTGATAAAAGAACTGTAGTAAAACCAGAAGAGGCATAAATGCAAACCGTAATAGGTTTAGGTCAAGCCGGTTGTAATATTGCTGACCAATTAAAACAATACCCACAATATAAAATAATAAAAATTGACGCTGGATTAAGAAAGACCAAAACATCTTTTGGTCTTAAGCACCAGACATCTCCAGAGCTGTACGAAGAAAAACTACCGCGAGGTATGATAAAATATTTACAGGAGGAGGTGATGCCTGAAACTTTATTTATCACCAGTTGTGGTTTGGTGTCTGGTGCTTCTCTTTCAATATTAGAAAAGATTAAAGATAAAACAGAAATTTCTACAATGTATATTGTACCCAAAGAAGAATCTATATCGGGCGACAAAAAGCTTCAGAATAATTTACTTTTTAACGTCTTTCAAGAATATGCTCGCTCAGCGCTGTTTAAACGCGTTTTTTTACTTGACAACCAAAATATATCTGATATAATAGGGGCAGTTCCAATAATGAAGTATTGGGACGCTTTAAACCACTTGATTGCTTCTACATACCATATGATTAACGTATTTGAACATAGTAAGCCGGTACTCACCACGGTAACTAATCGTATTAATACTGCGCGTGTGAGCACCATTGGTTTGCTGGATGTAGAAAATAATGAAGAGAAAATGTTTTTTTCGCTTGACTTTCCAAGAGAAAAAAATTACTATTATGGAGTTCCAAACAAACAATTGGAAGAAGATGAAAATTTAATGGAAAACATACAAAATAATGTAAAAACCATAAAAGAACATGATAAAATGAAAACAACTTATTCGGTTTATTCAACTGAATATGATAAGCTTTATGCTTACTGTGAGAAAAGTAGCACTTTAATACAAAAACTAGCGTCTTGAGAGATTTGTCAAGGCGACTTTAACACAAGGAGAAAATTAATTATGGCTATTGATATGAATAGAATGCGTGCTCGTCAAACGGCGCTTAAGAACAAGGGTGAGGGAAACAATTCGTTTTGGCGTCCTCAAGAGGGCGAACAGACAGTTCGTATTGTTACTCCATCTGATGGAGATCCCTTCCGCGATTATTGGTTCCATTACGAAGTGGGCAATGAGAAGGGTTTTCTTTCGCCAAAGCGTAATTTTGGAGAGGATTGCCCTCTTGATAATTACGTCCGCGCTCTCTGGAAGGAGGGTTCGGAAGAGTCAAAACGTATGGCTCGGAAGCTTGGAGCGCGCCAGCGTTTCTTCGCTCCTGTAGTCGTTCGTGGAGAAGAGCACGAAGGTGTGAAGGTTTGGGGTTTCGGAAAGCGTGCCTACGAAACTCTACTTGGGTTGGTCCTCAATCCCGAGTATGGCGATGTTACAGATCCGGAGACTGGAACGGACTTGGTTATTACTTATACTAAGCCCGCAGGAGCGTCTTTCCCAGAGACGAAGATTACTCCACGTCGTAAGTCTTCACCGCTTCATAAGGATAGTGCGAAGGCCGCAGAGCTTATGAGCAATGTGCCTGATTTTGATGAGGTCTTTACTGCTGCTCGTAGAACTTCACAGGAGGTTCAAGATATTCTTGACCGTTTCTTGAAGTCTGCGGATGAGGCGGAAGTCGAAGTCACCAACATTTCAGGCGGCTCACAAGTTGATAAGGCTTTTTCTGAACTACTAGGCTAGTTCTGTACCGCAGGGAGGCATGGGTTTACAGATGCCTCACTTTCTTATTGACTTTCTTAAATGACTAATTTAAAGTATATACATCAACCAACCAAGGAGATTTGAAAAGTGCCTTATCAAAAAAACGTACATCATGCCGCGGTTAAGCATGAAGAACAACTTACTGCAGATTTTAAAAAAGACAAGCAGCTAGCTGCAAAAATTATTAATGCTGCGCTAGGAGAAAGTTATCAAGTTGAACACGTCGGGGGCACGACACATAAAGAAGATATTAAAATTTTAGATGGATCCAAAGAATACCTCATCTCCGTAAAAAAGAAGGAAGGGACTGAAAATGGAAGCTTTGATTGGATTAATTCAACAAAGCCAAATAAAAATAAAGCATTCGATCCTATTAAAGCTTTGTACAAAGATGTAAGAAATAAATATTTTCATCAAAAGAGCAGTAAAAAAGAAGTTAGAAGTCTTCTTAATGAAGCTTCGAATAAAATCCTGTGTGAAATGACATCTGATCAAGTGTGGGATGTTTTAGAGGAGAATGTGATTCTTCCATATATTACTAAAGACTTACTGATTTTAATTAGCGATGTGAAAGAAAATAAAAAGTACTGTGCGAAGATGAGAGACTCAAAACTGTATCAACACTATGTGAACAAAACACCAATTACCCTGGTTGCTCCAAAAGATGCAAAACAATCGAGACAAATAATGTTTGGTAACGACAACATAGGATTGAGAATCCGTGTGACGCCGAACAATGGCGTAGGCGCATTGTTGGGCCTCTCTAAAAGCAATTCAAATTCTAGTGTAAGTATAAAAATACAGCAAGATAGTGTAGCAACTAGTTTCCTTAAAACCACTAAAAACGTAAGAATTGTATGAACTTAATTAAACAAGGCGACTCTCTATCTCTTTTAAATGAAGTGGAGAATCACACAATTCAGACAATATATTTTGATCCTCCTTTTAACACTCAAAAGGAGTATGTTTTAAATCCAGATAACAAAGTTGGGTTTTCAGATATTTGGGAATCTAATCAAACATATATTAATTTTGTGGAACCTTTGGTTAAAAAGTGTAAGGAGAAACTTAAAGAAGACGGCTCCTTCTTTTTCCACATATCAGCTGAACAAATGTTAATACCTCAAATGATATGTAATAAATACTTTAAGAGAGTACAGCCGATTTTCTGGAAGAAGTCCAGATCGAAGAACAACGTTAAAAACAAATTAGGTACTTCAATAGATGTTGTTTTTTGGTGTTCTAAGGTGCTGAAGCCCAAGTTTAATAGGGTTTATCAAGAATTGGATTCATATTACGCTGAAAACTCATATAAAAATAAAGATGAGAGAGGCAATTATGCTTTGGGACACATAGTTTATACTCCAACTCAACGAACAAAAAAAGAGGATCGATTATATACCTATACTCACGATGGTTTTACCTACGCTCCGGAGACTGGTTGGCGAACCTCAAAAGAAAAACTCGCAGAATTGATTTCTGATAACAGGATTCATTTTCCTAAAAACCCTGTTGGCAAAAGAACTGTCTTACCTTCAGATATTTACACCAGTTTGATTCCTCTTACTAGCGAGGAAATTAAAGAACTTAAAGTAAAGGCCGAGTCTAGACCATATAAAAAGATTTACAAGCATGAATCCAAAGGGAAGCCTTGCATGGATTTATGGGACGACATTCATTCTATAGCCATGGGTTCAGAAAAAAGGATTTATCCTACTGAGAAGCCAGAGAAGCTTTTAGAGAGAATTATAGAAATGTCTTCTGATGAAGGAGATATAATACTCGATCCAGTTGCCGGTTCTGGGACAACTGGAATTGTTGCGAAGAGAATGGGACGAAACTACGTTCTCTTCGATATTAACCCAGATGCAATAAAAATTATGAAAAGTAGAATTTTTACTTGAAATCCTATTTTTTGTATGTTAATATTATTTTACCATAAAGATTAAAAGACCTAACTATTGGTTGTTTTAATCACTTAAACTAATAAGGAGAAAAATTATGGGTATTTTAAAAAATCAAGTACCGTCATTAAGGACAGTACGACAAATTGTAAAAAACTTTGATCGCATGATTTGCGATAATTCTTTCCAGCGAGATTTTGTTTGGAATCTAGATAAACAGCGAGAATATATTAAGACTGTTATCTCCGGAGCCGCCTCATCAGCCATCATTCTGGCTGATCTCCCGTCATGTTTGGAAGCTTCCAATCAGGGCAGAGGAACGGATTACGGCCGTGAGCGTCTGAAAGCCCAAACGAAGAAAGGATACACTGAATCAAAGATCGATGGCCACCAGCGAACTACAACGCTATATAGTTTTTTTAATAACGAGTTCACAATCTCAGGTATTTTTGTTGATATAGATGGAATCTCTCACGCTGTAGATAATCAGTATTATTGTGACTTGGAACGATCTCTTCAGGATACGTTTCTTTATTCACACGTTGTTGTAACTGTGATTTATGGATTTACTTTCCAAGAAATCATTAAACAATTCGTTGATATTCAAAAGGGGGACCATTTGACTCCAGCTGAAATTCGCTGGGCTGCAATGACTCCATACAACACGCACATTGTGAAGCTACGGCGCCATTTGTTCACACCCGCATATGAGAAAGTCGATGCCATTGCAAAGAAAATCAATCGAAAGCTTGATGTTGAGGTTTTCGATCAAACAATGTTGCAGCTAATGTCCTCGACACAAGATACAAGCACAGGTCAGAGTAATTTAGATGCATGGTATGCTTACGGGGACGGACGCTCTAAGCTTGATTATGTGCCAGAATATGATGAGTCAGAGATTGATAATGCTTGGAAAATCTTTAATGAGGTGATTAAGCCCATTCTTATAAACAACAAGGTTGATTACACTTCGGTTGCTATTCGAACTTATTGGGCGACGGTAACTGCATCTAAATGCCTTTACGATAAT